CTTGAATGGTCTTGTCTTTATCAAATTCACAGGCGTCCACATTAGGAACTCCAGTAAACCCTGCAGCATTGATTATGAATTTAGTATCCCATGGAATACCATCGGTGTGGTGAGTCCAATTAAATTGGATTCCTTGTGAAATTAATTCTTCAGATATGTATTTTGCAACGTAACCGTGGCCAATCAATGTTATCATAATGTCTCCATAATAAAAGTGGGGTTTGACAGGTTATCCACACCTGATTAACGGTCCTAGGCGTTAATACCGGAGTTTAAACGAACTGACTTAAATTTGATAAAAAAGCCGCTGATTTTCTACGATGGTTCAGCGGCTGAAACCTCTATAAATCTATAGACGTTGGTTTATAGACTAACGGTTCATCACATAAAGCGTTACTTCAAATCCAAATCTCATTTCTGTAGCAGCAGGTTTAGTCCACATGGTAAATCTCCTAAATGTGTTAACGAAAATATACAATTACACCTTTATGTATATTATAAGACACATTTTCTATATAGAGAAAATCATTAACTTAGTCTGCGTAATTCTTAGTAATTGGTTTCTTACCTATATTATACTTAGTCACCAAGTTCCAATCATTCTTTTCTTTATAAGGAATAATTTTAACCTGTGATAAGGATACAGTTAATTCTTCTGTTTGTTCTGGCCTAACAATATCAATCAAATCCCATTCCTCTAACAGATTGGCAATGGTATTTCTACGAGCTAGGTCATTCTCTGTTATGTCTGATGGCTTTCCATCTAAAGCAAATAGTTCTTTGAAATGAACAATGTAATATTTGCCTTGTTTATGTAAAATATGACAAGATTGATAAAGTGTATTATCCTTCTTTGATGCCAGTCCAATACGGGTTAGGGTTTCTTTGACCTTAAGAAAGTCATCTTTCTCATTCAAGGTCACTTCAACCATATCTTCTATACGAATCATTATTTGGTCACTCCACCTTTATTTGTTTTTTCTTTTATTAAAGTGATATGTTCATCGCTTAAAACTCGCAAAGCTTGTTTGGCTTTCTCATTTGAGAATCCAAAATATTCTTTGATGGGTTCTAAATCTTTATTAACTTCAGCTTTCTGCCACGGTTGATACTTTCGTTTCATAGACCTTACGTTATTTATGTAGTATTGGAATTGTAAATCATTATCCAATCCATTGAACATATTCATCTCATTGGCATAATAAATGCAATCCATATGAAATGATAGTGCTTTGTTTACAATAAAGGCATCGTATTTCTTTACATCTTGTTCATCTTGTAATACATTCTTCTTTGTTTGTAATATGGCTGGTATAACTTCTTTAAATAAATCAGCCATTATTTAAACTCCAAGTCCACCATAAACTCAGTTAGACAAGCAACTAAATTAATCTCTTGGTCAGCAACAAACGCTGCCTGATATTGATATCGTGCTAGCGTAACAACAGCTTGAGGAATAGACTCGGGTTTTAAACTCTCGTACATGGAATCATAGATTTTACGATAGATACGAACTGGGTCATTATCCAAATTCTGTGTAACCCATTTGCGCATTGCCGTGAAATCTTTTTCTTTTAGATTGGTCAATAAACCAGCCAATGATATTTCAGAAACATTAGCTAGAATACCTTTATCTATGACACCAGAAACGGCATATCGTTGTAGTTCATTTAACACTCTACGGTTGTCTGGAAAGTGTTTGGTGATGACTGCGGCCACAACATCTTTATCGTATGTGACATTTTCTTGCTCAAGAATCCATTCCACACGTTTAAAAAATTGTGTTGCTAATTTAGCTTTACTGCCATTAGCTTTGAAATCAATTACAGTGCAACGTGAATGAATTGGGTCAATAATACGATTTTTGTAATTACATGTAAATATGAAAGAACAATTACCAGCAAACTCTTCAATTGCACCACGAAGAGCTGGTTGTGTTGAGTTTGGATTTAAGTAATCAGCCTCGTCTATAATGATTACCTTGCGGCCACCAGAAAGGGACACAGAAGATGCGTAGTTCTTAATTTTATTGCGAAGGACATCGATTCCAGACTCGTCAGACCCATTGATAACAATGAAGTCACAACCAACTTCATTACACAAAGCTTTTGCAATTGTAGTTTTACCTACGCCGGCAGAGCCTGATAATAATAGATTAGGGATTTCTTTTCGATTGACGTACTCTTGGAATGTTGCTTTTGTTGCATCGGGAAGAATACAATCTTCCACTTTTTTAGGACGATACTTCTCGGTCCAAAGAATTTGTTCACTCATTCACTTATTTCCCATAATGTAGTTAATTTAGATTTGGTTTCAAATCTTTTTTGTTTAAGATTTTCGTTATGTTTCTTATTACAAATAAAAACTCTATTCGTTTCTTTTGAATAGGGCAATAACATTTGTTTTCCGTCTGTCGGCCAACGCATAGTTCTATATGGCATGGTCAATTTTAAAGAATTTTCATAACTTTCTTTAATTTGAGCAGGATATTCAGGATAAAAATAACAATGTGGATGCAAATTAATGTCCACAACTGTTTCTTCGCCGAATAAAGTAGAAGCAACTATCGGTTGCCTTTTTCGCTTTATTTCAATATTGGATTCATTAAGAATGAACTGTTCAAATAAGTTTTTATCATAATGAAACCATTCGCCATTACCACGAAGATGTTTAAATTTTTCATGATATTGTTTTTCTATCATGAAACTATGTTGTTCTGATTTACAGATTTCAGTGTAAATTAGTTTTAGCGAATTTGGATTTCCAGTTTGTAAAGAAGAAATCCTTTCTCGCACATCATTTGCTTTTCCAATTTTCATCATTTTGGATTTTTCATCCAAAATAAAATAAACATAACTCATCATATAATATATAAATCTATTTTACTTCTGTTACACCAATGTATAAAGCTTCAAACTCTTTGTCTTCCACCACTTGTTGGCTAAAAGAATTCTTGTGATGTACCTTGGCCAAACGTTTTACAATTTTCTTAGGAATTTTATATTGGTCGTACACCACATCAACTATATCTTTAATTGCTAATGTTTCACCTTCAATCTTTTGTAAGTGGATTGAAATTTCTTGTAGTGAATCTCGGATAATCTTTAAATCATCTTCTTTAAAATCACCAAATATTGTATTTACTTGTGTCATAATTAATCTCTTTCATTTAAACGGGCAACAACTTCAAGGTATGGTTCTGTAACTTCCCAATCAACACCTTCACTGTAAATAAAAGCATGGCCATCTGCGTGTTGTGTTACACAAATAACTTTATCTGGATTTACAGCAATAGATGATTTTGAATATTTCTTTGTGAAAAATTTTAAACTCATATTATTCCTCGAATGTAGAGCCAGCTTCTGTTGCAATCCAATATTGAATATTATCTTTAGTATTCGTGAAATGAGCAATACCTTTAGATGAAATCTCTACAGAGTAAGCGCCAGGAATCATTTTAAGATTTTCTGTTTTAAAGATTAGTTTAAATTTCTTATCTGTTTTTAGACCAATATCTAATGAATTGGTTGGTGCTGAATTGTCAGCAGCATCAAAACACTCAAGTGAAACGTTTTCTTTATCACCTTCTACAGCTACATTTGGTGAACGTAAGATAGCGGCTGTTTTTTGAATCCACGCCAAATCATCTTCGGTAAAATCAAATGAAACATCAACTGATGGTAATGTAATACGTTTCTCAGGTGGAGAAATAATCATTGACGCTTCAGCAAAACGATATTTAATTTTAGAACGGCCACCAAGGAATTTGATAACAGCATTTTTGCCGTCAAAATCGATTTCGGGGTCTTTGTTCAAGGTCAATACAGATAAGAAGTTATTCAAATCATGCACACCAAAATCTTGTGGAAATTCATCAGTTACAACAGCTTCACATAAAATGTTTTTCTGAGGCGACATTGTTGAAATTACATTACCCTGTTTAAAATATAAACCTGGATTAATTGAAGAGAAATTCTTCAATATTTCTACTGTTTTTGCACTAAACTTCATTTACTACTCCTTCATTATGTAACATATTAATAGTATCACGGTTTTCAATTTCAGTCAAGACATTAAAAACCGTTCTTT